GGAATTTACCAAAAGATCACGGAAAAGACAGAATTTTGTGGTCAGCATGTCCAGGATAAATAATCTCATTTTATAGTAAATGAAAACACCACTTAACGTTTTACTCACTGCGATTGTGTACTGGTTCATAGTATTCGCCATCACTCGCGTCCCAGCGTACTCTAAAAACTATTATGTCAATCTCGCCTTCCTGACAATTGTCATACCAAACACCATCCGAATGATAATGAGTTCCCAGCGCCTTCCCCAACTTCATGTCGATCGTGGTTTCTTCTTGACTTCCACCGTCTTTGCTTTCGTTCTCACCTATCTCATGAATAAGGTTTGGAAGCCTACTGAAGAAGCGCTCAAGGATCCCACGGTTAATAATACCAAAAAGCTTCAGTTAAGTACCTTGTTACTACTGACCTTTGGGGCCGGTGCGTTAATAACGTACTACACTGGTGTAGATAACTCTATATATAGTAATATGGGTTGGCAGACTGGAGCCGCCGCTTAAGGCTTCACGACGTAATCCTTGACGATGTAAAAAGCAATCGCCGCAACTACACCTGTAGATGCTAAACCAACAACACTTCTACCCCCTTGTTCGTTAAGGAACTTGGGGATAGAGGTTGCGAGCTTATCTTGAATGGGCTTACTGACAGAAATGGCTGCACACACACCAGCGAGTAGAGCGATGACATGGTCATCTGTGAGGTTAAGTGGGTACTTGTTAGCGGGTTTTTGATCCTGGGCCTGTGTGGGTGTGGCATACATACCCTGAGGTTGCGCGGCAGCCATCTGAACACCCTGCATTTTAGGCTCTTCGCTCATCATAGGTGGTTCCATCATAATATCATTAATAGGAGTAGAATCCATTGTCTCTTTATGTTGACTCATATTTTTTTCGAGTGTAAAAGACGTAGATGGATTGTCGCGTAAGGGTACCATCCCCTCTCCGTCGTCTGATAAATTAAGGGTATTGACCTGCCCCGAGGACATTTAATATACTCACATGTTTTTCATGAAACTATAGGACGCAATTATTTTCGCTTTGTGACGGTTATAGCTGTTTTCCTATTGGCCTTTTTAGCGTCCTGTTCCTTCTGATCGGCGTGCTTTGAGTTATACATCTTCTTATGCATTCCCCACAATTGAGGACTCCCAACTTTGAAATTCTTCCTGACTGTTGCTTTGTACCAAAAAACACAATCTTGAATCCTATTAGACTTCACAGTATTGTCTAACACGAGACATTCGTAGTTTTCTGTACATGCATCCATGACTTTACAAAACATATCGAATGATGGAAAGATACCAAAAAAGGATTTGTATAACTTTTCTCTGTTCTGGATAATGTTTTCTCTCAAAATAAAGACATAATCGACATTGGCTCGTAGTGCTGGTGGTAAATCCATAACATATTGCATTGTAAGCATGAAGAAAATCTTCCAATGACGACCATTCATGAAACATTGACGAATACATGTATCTTTTAGAAACTTCGAGTCGTACATACAATCGTCCAAAAGCATAAACGCTCCACAATTAGTTTTACCTGCGCCTACCAATTTTCGCTGTCTCGCCATGACACGTTCGATCGCATCTTTATCATAGTCACCATAAATGAAGAGATCAGGAATGAACTCGGAATAGAAATGATTACCCTCCTCTGTCCCCGAAAGAACAATACCCGCTGGGAGATGTTTCTTATGATACATTATATCCTTCACGAGGGTCGACTTACCTGTATTGCGCTTACCGATAAATACAATGACCTTATCATCTGCAATTGATTCAGGCTTGAACTTTTTCAATTGAAGATTCATTCTATTGTATCGTATCGTTTTATTTAACAAAATTTTACTCATATACAGTAGGAATGGCTGGTCGTCTGAGACTTGCCGCCACGGGTGTTCAGGATCAGTGGTTGACAGGTGAACCACAGTTCTCGTATTTCCTGATGAATTTCAAAAAACACACGAAGTTTGCTATAGATACGATAGAGAGTCAGTTTGATGGTAAGATAGATTTTGATCAAATTCTCGAATGTAGTGTTCCAAATGATAAAGGTGATTTGATTCGTAACATGACCCTGAAGGTTACACTCAGTGATCCCACACCTGATACAGCAGGTCGTAACGACACCGTCTGGTCCCCTTCAATCATGACACATCTCATAGAGTATGCCGAATTAGTTATTGGTGGACAAATTATTGAACGAATCACGGGAGAGTACATCTATTTACATCAGCAACTCAATAACACGAATGATGATATTGAGCAAACTCTTTACTTCTTAAATGGACATGGGAATATCCTGAGTTACCAAGGGCAGTACACATACTTCTTGGATTTACCCTTTTATTTTTACAGAAACCCAACCCTCGCCATTCCAACGTGTGCACTTACTAAACAACTCGTAGAAGTTCGAATTAAGACTCGACCATTGACTGAACTCATATACGGTGGTAAGGGTCTGTACGGACCTTCGTATGAACAGGATATTTCTGGAACTATTAACAAGTTTTCTCTTGACACTGAATTTGTGTATGTGACCCCGGATGAAAGTAACTTTCTCAAGTCAAACCCCATCGATTATGTAATCACACAAGTGCAAGTATCTAATTTCAAGATGAAACCTAATGAAAATGAAAAAGATGTGTTACTTAAATTTTCACACCCGGTGAAGGAAATGTTTTTTGTATCACAATCTGAAGAATCTGTACAGAATAACTACCCAAATGAATACAATACAATCACAAATGTTGAATTACGATTTAATAATGAAGTTGTTTTCAATCGAGATGAAAAGTTTTTAGCGTATGAACAATCTTTGAAACATCATATTAACTCACCACTCGATAAACAATATAATCTAGGAGGTATTTTTGCTGATCAATCATTTACATTTGGACCATCTAAGTTTGGGATGTATTCCTTTTCATTGAAACCTGAGGTACATTATCCAACCGGTCAAGTAAACATGAGTCGTATAGCACATAAACTCTTGAGAATCAAAATTAATCCATTGAACACCACAGACTCAAATAATACACGAGTATACGCAGTAAACTATAACGTGTTAAGGATACAGAGTGGTTTAGCAGGATTAATATTTTAGGTGGATATAATAGGAATGGCTGGTAAACTCCAACTGGAAACAACTGGACCACAAGAAAAGTATTTCACGATAAACCCAGACTACACATACTTTTTAGAAAAATTCAAAAAACATTCCAATTTTTCAAGGCAGTATGTCGACATAGACCCTGAAAGTGAAGCAGCATTCGGGAGAAAGGTGCGATTCAAAATTCCACAGAACGAAGGAGATCTTTTACAGACAGTATCCCTTAAGTGTAAACTTCCACAACTCGATCAGAACATGGTATATATCGAGTCAGTAGGACACGCTCTCATCGAGCACGTAGATTTACTCATGGGTGGAAAGGTCATAGAGAGGATCACGAGTGATTATCTTCAGATTTACTCGGAACAGTTTATGACACAGACAAAACAAAAAGCGCTCGAACAACTCGTAGGTAAATACCCATTGAGAACTACATTCAAGAGAGTTTCTGAGGTTGAAGATAATAGTGGAATCATTATCCATAATACACTCGGTTTAGACACAGATGAAGAATTTTTGGTGGACATACCATTTTATTTCTATAATCACCCAGAATTGGCTGTACCCATGTGTGCAATGAAATACCAAGAAGTTGAAGTTGAATTCAAGTTGAGGAGTGTTGAAGATTTGGTTGTTCATATAACGGGGACTCGTACCAACTTACCCAGTGTTCTCGAATCTCTTAAACCTAAAATCAAGGAGTTTTCACTTTGCACAGAAGTAGTATTCCTTGACTCAGTAGAGCGGATAGAGATGCAAAAGTTATCACGAGATTATCTCATCACACAAGTTCAACAGAATACATTCGAAGTTGGTGTAGATACAAATAAAGGGTCGTTTAAACTTGATTTTTTCAATCCAGTGAAAGAGCTTCATTTTGTCATTCAGCGCCACGGTAGTAATGTAAACGCAGCCGATACGACTCTCCAGGGGAACTTTGTAACTCCATTCGACTATGATAACACATCAAATGTTGAAAACGGAAAGTTGATTCTGTACGAAAATTTAGATCATCTCACTTTACAGTTTGATGGTGAAGATATAATCACGAAGGATACAGGGAGTGTCATCTTTTTAAAGGCGATCCAGGGAGCTATTCATCATTCAAAAACACAGCTCATTAGGCGATTCTATTCATACAGTTTCGCATTACAGCCAGAAGAATGGTATCCGACCGGTCAAATAAATTTCAATTTGATAAAAGAGCCAATTCTAAACCTAAGTATGACATCATGTCCAGATTTCGCACGACAAATTCGTGTGTACGCCACAAGCTATAACGTCTTAAGAGTGTGTGGGGGAAAATCTGAAACACTTTTTAATTATAAGTATTAAATAGAATGAAGACTGGATTCGATAACGATGTCCAAATGGCTAATAAACAGGCGGAAGACTACATGAAGGCCATGATTGATATTGTCATGCCAGTTCTTGAGCAGAGTGTAGTACTCGCAGCAGAGTATTCTAAAGCTTGTGGAAGGAATGTAATTCTTTCAGAAGATGTGGAATACGCATCTAGGTATTGTGCGATGCATAAGGTTGGTCAAACGACAGGAAGTTTGTTCCCCGATGTCTATGACGAAGATGATTCCGATGGAGAGGATTTCGAGGTTGTTCCAGATAATGATTTACCTACATTTGAGCGGTACTCAGGAAACGACCCCAGGTACATTCAGATGAACCAGGCGTACGATAGATGGGATGCATGGGAACCGCGCAATCCAGCTGAGCAAATCTTAAAAAACGCTATTAATAAGAATGACGGTATGGGAGCCTGATGGTTGGAATTTTTCAGATACGAAAACTAAACTAACTGTACTGGAAAGTGATGGGGATTCAGATACAGAGTCATCCGATGATGAGCCGTTATTCACAAAATCTAAAATACTCAGGAAAAGTAGATACAAAAAAATTGATAAAGAAGAGTTACTTCCAGAGTAAAATATTTTCCCATGCTATAGTATACAAATCACAATGAAGGCTGCTCTTAAGACTGTCAATCTTGTCACCCAGGAACTCGAGACCCAGTCTCTTAACGCGATCGTTGCGGGCTTCTCGTTCGCCGCGGCCATGTCGTGGATGGATGTTGTCCGTTGGACCATCAGCCAGGTCATTAAGGTGCCCAAGAACGGTGGCGCTCAGTACGCGCTCACCGCCGTCCTCACCACTCTCC